CTGTGATTTCGTCAGAACCACCTACACGACATTTCCAGCTGTTTGTTCCATTAAACCCAAAGTAGGTATCGCTATCACCACTGTGATAAACATAATCAGCTATTGTGTTTGGACCTGCTGGACCAGTTGGACCTGTCGGACCAGTTGGACCTGTAGGGCCAGTTGAGCCTGTTGGTCCTGTGGGGCCAGGCGGACCTGCTGGTCCTGTGGAGCCAGGCGGACCTACTGGTCCTGTGCTTCCTGTTGGTCCTGTGCTTCCTGTTGGTCCTGCTGGACCAGGCGGACCTGCACTGCCTGTTGGTCCTGTTGGACCTGTTGGACCTGTAGCACCATCGGTACCATCTGCACCTGCAGGGCCAGTACTGCCTGTTGGACCTGTTGGACCTGTCGGTCCTGTCGGTCCTGTCGGACCAGCTAATGCTGCATTAGTAATTGTTCCTTTAACCCATGAAGTTGCTGATGCATCATACACAGGTATAATGTCACTGCCTGTAAAAGAGGTAGCAGTTGAAAATCCTGTTAGAGATGTTCCAACATTAGCACTATCAGTTACGTCTGCATTGGCTTCTATGTTATCTAATTTGCTACCATCTACAGATAAATCACGACCATCTACAGTTTGAGATCCTGACATAGTAATATTACCTGTCATTTCTCCACCAGCTTTTGATAATTTAGTACCAATACTGTTAGAAGTAGTTGTAGCAAAGTTAGGATCATCTCCAAGTGCTGCAGCTAATTCATTAAGAGTGTCTAATGTAGAAGGGGCAGAATCTACTAAAGCGGCAGTAGCAGCCTGTACAAAAGCAGTAGTAGCAATACGAGTTGTATTATTTCCTGCCGCTTGTGTAGTAGTTGTAGGATTACCAGCAAGTGCTATATCAGTACTAGCCTCTACAGCAGTTTTTATTTCTGCGTCAGTTTGATCTGCTGTAGCTCCTGTTTCCACACCCTCTAGTTTTGTTTTTAGTGCGGAGGTTAGGTATAAATTTGTAGCTCCTTCAGATAAATCATCAGTATCAAAATTACTTAGTGACACATCTGACAAATTTCCACTTGCGTCTTTAAATACTGCTTTATCTGCAGGATATGTTATAAAAATATCTTTATCACCAGAAGAAAAATCTACTGCTGAAGCACCATTAGAGCCAGCAAGAACAGTTGTACGAGTAAGTGTATTACCTGTATTCCAAGTACCTATACCTACTTCCCATTCATCTGTTCCTGCTGTTTTATGAACAATAGTATAATAAGTCGTGTCTCCATTTGACATATAAGTTTGAAATGCATCAAATGTAGCAGAAGCACCACCTAAACTTATTGCACCTGTGCCAGTTGTAGTAGTACTTTCTTTTACACGATCTTTTAATACGAAAGCCATTAGTTAAGCCTTTTTATGTTATTCTGATAACTGCGTTTGATGCGTCTGCTGTTGGAAATACTACAGTAAAATCACCATTAGTTGCTGTAACGGTACTTCCAAAATCAAATACTGCCACAGCTTTGTTTCCTTGTGATGCATTATATATGATTGCACCATCTGCAGAAATTGTCAAAGTAGAAAAAACTTCATCTGCAAAATCAACAAATGCAGTACTGCCTGACAAAGTTATTGTTGCGGAATCTAATGCCTGACCACCTGCAGAGTATCCTGTACCTGATGCTTCATCAGAGTTGCCAGTTACGTCTGAATAGTTAGTTGTAGCTGCACCATACGTTCCTGTAGGTGAAGCTTTAATTAGAGCAATATTTAAAGTATCTGTATCTAAATCATGCACACCTCCAAGTAGCTCTTCCTTGAAGCTGTTGCACATTGCCGTTGTTATCGCCATTTGGAGATGTCCTTATATAAAATTGATGTGCAAAGAGGCCAGCATATAGCCAGCCTCTAATTTTAACTTGATTAAGCAGCGTTGTATCGTGCTGACACCAATGCCTCTGGGCGTAGGATCTTACGTCCATATAGGTGCATACCACGTACAATGTCTGCAAATGAGTCTGGATCACGGTAGTTCTCAACCTTGTTGATCTGCTCTGCAGAAGCAACAGCTTCTTCTTGACCTGCAAGAATAACACCATAGTTGTCGTCTTGACCTGTTGTTCCAGATGTGCCTGGTCCAGTTCCTGCTGAAGGTAGGTTGTTAGAAACATACACTTTGAAACCGTGAATGTTGTTTGCAACCAAGCCATTCATTAGCTCACCATTGCCACCAAAGTCAGCATTCATCAAACGTGAATCTTCATCTTTTAGCATTTCGATAAAGATAGGATCAACAACAATCCAACGTCCACGTGAATCAACATTATTTGTATCCATCTGACGTGCCATACGTGCAATAAGTTGCAACGGAGAAGCAGTAGTTGTTGGGATAGATGTGATTCCTGGTAGTCTAATAGCTAACGGAATAGAGTCACCTGTACCGCCTGAGTCAGCAGTTGTGATGTTATTCATGTCACCGATAGTTAGGTGGTTAGCAGTTAAAAATTCACCAGTTAGATCACCTGCTGTTTGGTGTGATGCGTCACCAGATGTTGATGAAATAAGAACACCTGCTGTTGTGTGACCTGACATGTATGAAAGAACATCTGCATCCATAGAGTCAGCCATCTTATATGCTGCTCTGTCTGCAGCCAAAGATACGAAGTCTACGTGTGAGAATTGCTCTTCGATGTCATCCATTTTGAAAGCAAAGTAGTTAGCTTTGTCAATGGTGAGTGAGAAGTCTTCGTCTGATAACTTCTCTACAGAAATAGCTGTATGACGCTGTAATGCGTTTACAGTTACGTCTGGTTCTTTTTGGATGCGTACAACGTCACCCTGATTTGCAATCTCTCCAAAGTAGGAGTTGTTTGTAATTGCGTTAGCAACTGCTGCTTTTCGTAAAGCAATCTGTGCTTGTTTGGAGTACATTATCGGGCTGAAGTTGCCTGTAAAGCCTCCGCTTGCTGATGTAATAGCCATAGTTAAAATCTCCTTATAGATATGGCGTGAAGTTAGTACACTACATATCCACCCGAAGAGGCTCTTTGTATTAGGGTAGTCAGCTTTGCTTTGAGAATGCGCTTTCTCTCTGCGCTGGGCCTATACTCTGAGGTAAGTCTTGTTGTGTGGCTAGTGCTTGATTAAGCATACACACATTAACTGTTGTGTATACGCTATAGTTTTATCTACAATATATAGTTTGTCAACTATTTTCTTGACATATCGTAAATAAATCTTCCGTTACGTTGAGCATCTAGTATTTCTTCCTGACGCTTTTCGTATTCTCTAATAGACATTGCAGCTACATCTGATTCTTTGATGTATTTACTTGCTTCATCTGGCTCTGGTTTAGCTGCGCCTTTTGTCTTAACTGAAGAAGCTGCTGCTTTGTCATTACTTGTTTTCTTAGTTGTTATTCCTGTGTCTACTTTATATAGATCAATTACACGTGCTACTGACTTAGCATCTTCAGTATTCTCATACAGAGCATCTTGTACCCACTTAGGTTGTTGCTCTGCCCATTTGTGGAATGCATCATCCTCACGTATTTGTGCAAAGTCAGGATGCATACCTGCTAACTCAGCTTCAGCTTTTTCACGTTTAGCTGTAATCCGTAGTTCCTCAAACTCAGCCATACGATCATTTAGATCAGATGCTTTCTTGTCTGCTTCTCTAGCTGCAATAGCTTCTACAATACCTGCAACATCAGGATACTTTTTAGCCCATGCTTCTAGTTCTTCATCAGACTTAGGAAGTACAAGTTCTTGTTTAGATGCTTTATCTAGTTTTGCTTCTAGTGCTGCTATTTTAGCATTGAACTCTTCTTCTTTCTTTTGAGAGTGTCTACGTAAATCACCATAACGCTTCTTGAAGTTTTTTTCTTCAGTACTTAACTCAGAGTCATCTTCTTGTGCTTCTGCTTTTGGTTCTTCTTTTTGTTCGGTATTACTCTCTGCCTGTACTGGTTTAGCTTCAGGCTCTTCGCTACTGGGTTTATCTTCAGTACTTTCTTCATCTGTTATACCTAAAGCTGCTTTCTTCATAGCCTCAAATTCAGCTTCATCCTTTTTAATACGTTCTTCATTACTTAGGTATCCACCTCTGCCCATCATTACTCTTGGGACATTAGGTTTTACCATTGGGTTTGCTTCAGCCATATTATTTCTCCTTTTATGATGGGGTCAGCCGTAGCTGAGTGGCCTTATAGTTATTCGGATTATTTTTTCTTTCTAGTAGCTTTTTTCTTTTTACCTTTCATCAAGCCGCCTTTGTTACGGCCTCCACCACCTCTTACTGGTGTGGGTGCGCCACCTCTTCTTGGATCACCATAGTCAGGATCTTCTTCTTCATCAGAGGGTGCAATGTCTCTGCCAACTTCTGCTATGCTTGAGCCTGTTTCTTGTGCAATTCTAGTTATATCGTCTGCCCTATCTCTTGCTTCTTGAATCTTATCTGCAGCAGCAGCAGTTGTTTCTGCACGTAGTGTTTCAGTTGCAGTTGGTGGTGTAACAGTTTTTCTTGATTCTTCTTTAGCTTCTTCGATAAAGTCTCTATCTGCTTTGTCCTGTATACTATCCTGTATTTGTTCTGCTGCTGACTTTACTCTTGATGGAGTAGCAGTTGCTGATGTTTCTGGCTTATAAGGCTCTACTACTTGAGCCTGTCCTACTTCAGTAATACTGGGTAGTTCACCATAAGTAGGCTCATCTAAGTTAGGTAAGTCAGGCTCTTCTGTTTCTTTACCTAGTATCTTATCAATAGTTTTACCAAGCACTCCTTTTTTAGCTGGGGCTTTAGCTACCTCTAAAAGGTTTTCTAAATACTCTCTTTCATATATTGGTAAACTACCACCTGTAGGATCGTTAGGATTGTTGAAGCTTGATTCTTCGTTTAATCTTCTTTCTATTTCTTCTATTGTTTTATTTCTGTGTCTTGCTTGTGCAAAAGCAACTATACCAGTAAATAAGTTAGTACCCATAAAGGTTGGTGTCTTATTTAAGTTCTTAACTTCTTCTGTTAATTCATCAATAGTAAGTTCTTTGTAATTGAAAGGCTCTGGAGGCTCTCGTTCATCATCATCTCTTGATCCACCACCAGAAGGTTGTGATTCTGTTGGAGCAACAGTAACAGGAACAGATCCTACAGGGAAATACCCTTCAGGTATTACAGTCTGAGGTACACCATCAATAAAAGGTATCATGATTGTATGACCTGCAGCGTTTTGATATTCACGCATTTCTACTACACTACCAGACACAATAGAGTCTACTGATGGATCATAATCAGCAGGTAACATTCTACCTGTCTTACCCTCTAATACAACTCTTGGAGTAGGATCTCCTCCCTCGTCAAAACCAGGAAAGTTCATCTGCTCTGCTAAAGATGGTCTGTTTGTTTTAGGTGTATATACTTCTCTTTCTGTTGCGCTGGACGGTCTGTAAGATCTGTTATCTGTTTTAGTAGAATCTGATCCATACTTACGGGCTGCACGTTCCATAGGATTACCACCAAAGCCAAAGTCTATAGCAGGTTTATCTGTAGCTTTTTTAGGTTTATCATCCCTGTCACCAAACATGTTTCTTATGTTATATATTATTTCTTCAGCACGATTTCTAAATACAGGCTTGTCTTTCTTTTCTACCATACGCTGCTTTACTTGATCAAACGTATAGCTCTTTCTTGGTATACCTCCATCAGCCATTGCTTGTGGCTCATCCATAACTTCTATAACTTCCAAGTCAGCTAACTCAATACCTAGACCTTCATCATCTGTTGTAGGAATAGGTTGACCACCAATGCGTCCCTCTTCATTCATTTGAGCATAACCCATCTTAGCTGCTGCTCTTAGGTCTTCAAATAGTTTTACTCCATGAAACCTTACAACATCTGCAGGTACAACTATCTCACCTTCACTTAGATAAGATGGTATATCATCTCTTACATTCTCTGCAGTAGAGCCTAGCGGTATTTCATTACCTGATACAGGATCTATTCCTATCGTATTATCAGGTACATTTCCAAAGTTCATTTCCATTTGATCTTCTATTGCCATGCCGCCCTCATTAAAATTAGCTGTTACACCTGTTCTTTTATTTGTAAATTGAAACATCTCATCATCAGGTGTTGTCTTTTTTGCATTCTTTGCAAATACAAGTGGTCCTACTTGAATTACCTGATCCGCACTTGTTACAGGCATACCATCTGCTTTATCATAAAAGTATGAAGCCCTATAAGGATTCATGCCTACCTGAGTCCAATCTTCAGGGTTTGCCTCTAGTATTTGTTTTGCAGTATTATAAACTTCTTCAGGATTAGCATTTACATAACTGCCATTCATCCTTGCTATTGTTGTCTTAACATTACCTGCTGCAATAGCAGATGCAGCTAAAGGGTTTGTAGTAAAGTTAACATCATTTAAAACTGCTGTTTGAGCATAACCTACTGTATCACCATTTTTAGTTGTTCCATCATGCAAGGAAACAACCCATGTATCAGTATCATTGTAAGCAGGTATATCCAATCTAGCTGATATAGGTGTACCATCTTGTATTGTTTTATTTACACCTATAATACCTTTTGATACTTTACGTTTATCTGTTGCATGTAATGCCTGTACAACCTCTTCCTTTGTAGGAAAGTTAGGCATTTCCTCTATTGGTACAATAGGCATATAGGCATCTGCTAGTTCTCTAAACTCGCCAGATGTAATCTCTCCTTCACGCAAAGCTTTTGCAGCATCTTCTAATTTTTCTATACGTGCTACTCTATATTTATCTTTAGCATAGTTTTCTTTTTTCCATGCTTCTAATGCTTCATCAGTCAGGTCAAGTTCCTGTAATGCATCTGTTTCAGCATTTTTTGTTAAACCTTTTACATACTCTGGATCAATATCTGGATTAGGTATTGTATCTACACCTGTATATACCTTACCATCAGGCATAGCAATCTGTATATCAGAAGCATCTCTATTCTTAGTAATACGCTTAGTGTCTATCGTAACACCTAATTCTTTAGCAGCAGTCCTTAATTCACTGTTAGTTATATCTCCCTTAGACCACATATCTACTAAATCGTCTACATCTTTAACTATACCTTTGCCACTACCTATTAGTGTTTTTACTACTGGTGCTGCTACAGGTAAAGCTGTACCTAATACGTCACCTGCTGCGATAACAGCAACTTTACCATAGCTAGGATCTTCTTTGCTAAGTTCTTCTCCTATTTCAACTGCAGATCCTACAGGAGTAAAACCTATAGCTGTTTCTGCAGCTTTTACACTAACAGGTTTCTTAGCCCTAGCACCAAATAGACTTTCAAAATTATCTGCTGCAGGTGCTACCTCTTCCCTTTCTTCTGGGGTCATATCAGATAATCGCTTACGATAATCAGCCACCGTTTACTGTCTCCTTCAGTAGTTTTAGCTTTCTGAGTACATCTATTGCACCCTGCTGTCTGTACACTATCACAGAATCATTAGCTGACTCCATTGTACGTTGTCTCATATAGATTAAATCATCTATGTGTTTTTGAAACTCTTCGTAGAGTTCTTTGTTATTGACCAACTGCTTGAGGTGCATTTCCTGTGAATCCTTGTTCTCCTGGCGTAGGTGCTGTGCCTATTCCAATTTGTGATCCTCCACCTCCAGTTGTGTCAGCTACAGCCTGTGGGCCTTGACCTTCTGGACCTGCTACACCTTCCTCTGGTGTTGGTGCTGGTGCTTGAAAGCCTTTTAGTATCTCAGCCTGTATAGCTGCATCTGCCATAGAGTTAGTAACCTTATCAGGATCTAAGTCCATGCTCTTCGCTATCTCTCTTATAATATAATCCATTTTTGCAAAAGGTGCAAGTACTGGATTTTGTGCAACTTGTAAGAACTGCATCAAGCGTTGGCTACGTACTTCGTTAGCCATTAAGCTTTCTGTACCTGATGCATGTACTTCTAAGTCACCTTTAATGTCTTCATCAAAATCAAACTGCATATTAAATGCAAAGAATGCTTTGCCTAACGGCCTGATAAGATAGTCATCTACATTCTTAACAACAGTTCTGATACTTCCGTTGGCAGCAGACATAAGCATACTAATACCAGAAGCAGTACGACCAACACCACTGACACCTGTTTGTCCATGTGCGAATGATGGAAATCCCGTTGACTCATCAGCTAAAACCCTCGCTTTATCAAATAGTTGTATGTTCTCGTTTGCTACGTTAGGAAACTTTGTACCAAAGATAGCTTGTCCTGGTGCGCCACCTTGTCTGCGAAATACTTTTCCGGGATATACAGATAAGTCTTGACCGGGTACTAAGTTAGTCTCATCTACTTCTATGATAAGATTACCAGATAATGCAGCATTGTCAATAGCCATTCTCATAAAGCCATTCATCAATGTCTGTGTATCATCCATGTTCTCAGCAATACCAACACCAAAGAAAGAGTATGGGTTATGCTCGTATGGTACAGCATAGTATGGAATACGTGTAGGTTTGAATGGGTTTAATACAAATCGTAGTACTTCACCATTACATACCCATACATTACAGTTTACCTCATCTAAATCAGATAACTCTGAAGGTACTTTAACACCATGTTCTTCTAGTAATGCTACGTCAACATATCCCCAGAACTCTAATACTTCCCAACGCTCTGATGTTGGTTGAGTATCATCATCCTCCATAGTCATTTCCCAGTACTTCTGTATATAGTCTGGTCCTTTGTCTATGGCTAACTGTACTGAGTCATCCATAAAGTATGGGCGTGATTTAAGCGCACGTAATTGTGTACGTGACATCTTGTGTCTTTGTACAGTATACTCAGCATCATCCATAGACTTAGCTTCAGGGTCAGGATAAAAATCCCAAACACTTACATGGCTACATTCAGGCACAGTCTTTACTAAAGGATCATACTCACCCTCATCACCCCAGTTAGGGTACTCTTTATCTACAGCAAATGGTCCTTTCATAACACCTGTACCAAGTAGTGCCATCTCAAATGCCATACTTCTTAGGTGTGTATTAGCTCCACTTTCTTGTAGCTGATCATGTATTTTCTTTTCCATCTTCTTAGCTGCAACCATAGCAGGATGAAAAGTTACTGACTTAGCAGTAGTACCTTCTCCCTCTATAAGCTTTTCAGATACAGGTGCTAACTTTTTTTCCATCCCAGCTAGTCTAGCTTGTAGTTCATCTAAAGTTTCGCCAGGAAGAAGTTTTTCTAGTAAGTAAGGCTTGCTAGGTTCTTGCCTTGTTACTGCTGCTAGTTCATCTCCTGCCTGTTCAGCCTGTGGGTCTAGGTTTATATGTACAGCTTCCGCAACACCATCAGGTAACACAGAAGGATTAACAGATAGAGGAAACTTATTGTTGCCAAATAGTACATCTACTATCTGTCCATATGCTGCTAGTGTTTTAGTTTTAGTTACTTTTACAAATACACGTGACTTTTCTGTGTCAGTAAATTGTACATCTGTTCCGTATATACCTCTGTAGTTACGATAAGCTTTTAGCCAACGCTGTTCATCTGCATAGCGATGGTCTTCTGCTCTTTTGTATCTATCTTCTACAAAAGTTATTACACTAGATTTTTGTTGAAAGATACTGTCGTTACTATCCTCCGCAGCTACGACTTCATCTGTTTCAAACATTTCTTCTTGTTCTGCCATTCTTAATATCCAAATGTTGAGTCACTGGCTTGAAAACCTGTGCGCTGTTTTGCTGGGTTATAATCCCATATACTACTACGTGGTCTAGTCATTATACCATAACGAAGAGCATCATACAAGTGGTCTTCTGCTTTGGTGTCTACATCTTCTGGATTCTTTTTGTCCAGTGGGATGCCAGGAATTTGCGCTATTGTGTTAGTGCAGTTATCCATAAATACTAACATAGGTTTTTCTAGAAAGTCATCTACCTTCAAGCGTCTATGTATTTCGTTTTTACCTGCGATACGTGAGCCTCTTGAGCGATCTGAAGGACGCCAACGACATCCTTTCATATTCATCTGCTCTGCTAGTGATGGCCCAGTATCGCCACGGTTGTGCCACAAAGAACTATCAAGCACACCGTATCTCATGCCGCCATCGTTTCTTTCTGCTTCTAGTATCATATCAGCTAAATCTGTAGCTGTTACTTTAGAAACATACATCTCCCTATAAACTATAAGTTGCTCATCAGGAGATACAGTAAACCAGAGTACACCAGTATAAGAACCATAACCATAATCACACGCTCTAAACTTAGTCCAGTTGTCAGGTACTTCAAAGCTTTCGATAACGTGCTGTGTTCTGTCGAACTCTGGAAAGGCTGCTCCTTCATTAATATCCCAGTTTCCTTCGAGGAGTTGCTTACGTTGATGCTCTGGTAATGATAAGAGCATAGCTTCGTAGTCACCTTCTTCGGCAAGGTATGGGTTATCGAAGAGTGACGCAGGAATAAATCTACGCTTAAATAAAGGCATACCCTCCTTGCTGTGTCCTTTAGGGAAGGTAATTGTTTTGCCTGTTTCAACATCTGTAGCCCAAAAAGATTGACCTGCAGGTGCAGGATCTATAAACATTTTCTTTACCCAAGCATGTCCAGCACCACCTGGGTTTGTTGTAGCTCTCATGTAAAGCCCTAAGTCTCTACTGTGTGCGCTACGTAAACGAGATCTCATATAATCCCAAGCGTAAGGTGTAGGCCATTGAGTAAGTTCGTCAAATCCAATCCAGTTAAATGCCTGTCCTTGATACCTAGTGACATCCGTATCCTTATCAAGATAAGACATCCAAAGCCGTCCACCTTTAGGAGAAGTCCACTGAGATTTACGTTCTGACCATTTGATTCCTGGTACGGCACGTGGATACAACTCCTGTGACTTTTGTATAAGTTCTCTTAGTTCCTCTGTTGTGTGTCGTACAAGGAGTCCTGAGAAGTTAGGATCGTTCAGGCCGTGTAATGGATCTGCTAACATAGCGTAGCTCTTACCACCACCTGCTGCCCCACCATACAGAACTTCTCTTTCAGAAGAACTCAAGAAGGTAGTCTGTGGACCGTCATTAGGTTTGAATACAACTTCTTGTGCTTCTTCAACGTCATAGTCAGGGGCTACTACCTGCGCTGGGATAGGTTCAGGCTGGGGGGCTTCTATCTCCGCTGGCTTCTGAGTATGCACCGACTCCTTGTGATTCGAGCTTCTCGATCTCCGAGAGCGTTTCTTCGAGCCACTTGGCAAGCTTACGTTTAATGAGAGATGCTTTTCTACGTCTTTGCTCAACTTCTATTCTCTTTTTTAGGCCCATATGTGATATGTATCGGCCTGTTTCTTTACTCAACCATTGTGCTACTGCTCTGTAACTATACTGCTTGAGGTGGCGTTTTGCAAGCTCTAATGCTTCTAGCTCATGTTCTATAGGTACAAGTATTCTATCGTTGTCAGGGTCTACTTCATAACCAAAAGGTACTTTCTTAGTTACCCTGACTATCTTGTGCCATTCTTTATTGTGTGTCTTAGGAGGTTTAGGTAATTGCCAAAACCCCAGTTCTCGTTGTGGTATTATTCGTTCTGACCTTCTTTTGGTGGTAAGTAGAAGATGCCACCACCGCTAGTGACATCTACTTTGTCTACCTTACCAAGCCCTGCTCTGTCAAGTAAATCTTTTGCAGCTACCATCTTTTCTTTTATGCCTAGCTCTGTCGGGTCATACAACGCACCAACCATAGCCATAGCAGCTTTAGGAGCAGTACGTGCAAAATATGTGCGAGTCTTCTCACCGATCTCATCTTTCAGAGATTCAACAATCGCTGCAGTGTTACTGTTATCACCGTAACCTGCCAGTTTCTTAGCTGCGACAACATCACCATTAGCTTCATCAAATAGTACATCTAAGAATCGCTGCTGCTTATCTGTTAGATTTCTTGCCATATATTGCTTCCCTTATTTGTGACCGACCTATACCTAAGTCATTTAATTCTCTGTCGGTCATCATGTGCATCATACGAAAGTCTGCACGTTTTTGTTGTCTTATACAATGGTTAGCCCAAAGTTTTTGTAAAAAGTTTTTCATAGCACTATCTCCTTTGTTTGTGTGCGGAGATAGTTATACACAAATATAGGTCAGGTAGTAGTACCTATTATTGCATAGCCGTTATGTTTTATTTGGATTAAAAAATTGCCTACCCGATAAAGATACATCAAAAGTATCTCCAGAATTTTCTTTAGATACAATTACTTTGTCACCAGCATGTAAATGTATTCTATCTGCATTTAATAAATGATATGTGTCATGTCCTGCTATTTGATGTTCATTTGTTAAGTAATGGTAAGTGCCATCATCTGCATGAAAAATTTCTACAGTAATTTTGGAAGAGGAGTTTCCACCGTTAGCCACGCCTAAGTAATCTATTGTAAAATCATGATTACTAGGAACAGTATATAATACATCTCCAGATGCACCGCCTGTAGTAGCGGTGACAGTCTTAGATTCAAATGTAGTAGTATAAGTAGTAGCTACCATTTATTTCTTTTTCTTTAGAGGTCTTTCTGCAGGATTGGATGCACCACAAGCTACACCACCATGAGCCATCATATTAGCTTTCTTAGCCATACCACCGTAGCCCATTCCCATTTTCTTTTTAGCCATACCACCATAGGTGTAGCCCATCTTTTTTGCTACCTCTGGTGCAGCTTTCTTTAATGCTTTCATTCCTTTATTCATAATACCACCTTTGTTCATTTCATGATAACCAGTACCCCCACAATGAGCGCACCCTTTTCCTTTACACTTTGGACACTTCTTTTTCATTACTCTTCCTTCTATTACGAAAATGTACCAGATTCACTGTCATATGTAAATCCTAATATTGATTCCATAGTAGCATCTTCTGGTGCTAGTATCCAACCACCGCTATCTACAATAGTATCTATTTCACCTGCATCCTCAGAAGCATTTGTAACTATATTATTTTCATCTACTAAAAAGTATAAACTCATGTTCTCTTCCTTCCTGACGCTGTTGTAGACCATTTTACTTTCTTAGGTCCAGTCTTTTTTCTAGCTTCTGCTTTGCTTATCTTACCTGCTACTGCCTTTGGTCTACAAGCAGGGTAGGGTCTTCCTTTATCTTTTGCACCTGACCTACCACAGGGCTTACCTGTCTTTACGTCTGTCCACTCTTCGCCAAACCATTTACCTAGTCCACCTTTGGCAAAACCTCTACCACTAGGCAGTACGTGATTTGACTTTGTTTTTAGACGAGCCACTATATTTACCTCCACGTGCTTTGTATGTTTTTACCAACCAAGCACTAGCATATGCGCTGGGCCAAGTCTTAAACTTTTTCTTAGCTTCTGCTTTTACTCTAGCATATAGTTTTTTATTTGTAGGTGTAGCCATTACCACTTCACCTTATCTGCCCAGTAAGCTGCGCTGGTTTTACCTTTGGCTATATTCTTTCTGTGTCTTGCTTTGAAAGACTTACGCTTTGCTTTCATTCTATCAGACTCACCTGCTTTAGGTTTACCTGCAGTACTAGCACCCTTCTCACCAAAACGAATAGTAAGAGGATCACCATTTGGTTTTGTGGTTACAACAATATGAGACTTCTTAGGATGGTCAGGTGTACGCTTTGGTTTGTTGATACCAGAAACACCAGCACGTTTTACTGCTGCTTTACGTTTCTCTGCCTGAGTCATTGCCATTATCTTTTACCTTTCGAGTAAGCCTGTCCACCGTAGAATGCTGCAACTATAGCAGCTACTGATACAAAGTAAACACTTGCCATACTGCCTAGTATCTTTGCTGCTTCACTTAGTCCTAACCCTACAGCAAGTACAACTGATAGTGGGTATAGTAACATACCTGCCAGCGCAAACCAAGCCATATTTCTTTGAGCGTCTTCTTTCTTGTCTTCATTTTCAAAACGAACTCTACGCTCGTACATAGCCATTTCTTCTTCAGTGACTATGCCATCTCCGTCTGCGTCTGCTGCTTCCCAGCTACTTCCTTCTTCTAATTTTGTCATAGAGGGTTTTCCACCAAGCTATCATACGCTTTCCAAATGTCGTCAATTTCTGTTTGAATAACATCTAGCTTTTCTCCTATCCCATTTGTTA